AGCGTGGCGGCTTTAATATAGCTCTAGCGGTTGCGGCGGCTAACGCAGCTCGCCGTTGGGAACGAGAATAGCTGTCAAACCGGCGTTTGGGCCTGTAAGAGTACCGACTCACCTTCTGGAAAACCTTCCACGGGTCAGCCTCGTCTTCCGTATAACACGTCAAAGACGCGTTAAAACAGGAAGGGTAGTGCTGGTCATCACTCGGAATCCTAAAAACGGGTTCAGGGTCTTTAGGACTGGGGAGCAATAGACCGGCGCTCAGGCTGGCTGGAAGGCGGAGTGGTACGGCCCAAAGCCGAAAATAAGGCCGCTCGGAGACAAAGTCTTCCACGAGCACGACCTCTTCATCCCCACCGGGGTCATGGCCCTGAGGTCCAGGCCACGGGCGCGAGTGATATTTGCTCTTAGGACGCCCAGGCGAGGCTGGAGGTGGACCAACAGTATCAAGAGCTGTACACGGGGCGGGTTGGGAGTAAATGAAATCAGAGTAGGTGTTAGTGGCCATAACAACAAACAACTCTACATGGACGTACAAATACTCCCCGGAGCGGTCCAACCGCTCGGCAGCAGAATTGAGGAACCGGGCCAACAAGGAACGAGCGCTGTCACGAGGTGCGCCCAAAACACCTGTGGCGACTGTCCGTGCTTTTGTGAGGTAAGGGGTCACGCCAAAGTCGTCAGCTTTATCGCGAATCGTATCGCGAATAATGCCGACGCCCTTACTATACTGACGTGCTGCTTTACGAACCGGCCGCAAAAAGGCTGGCCAGACGAAAGACTTAGGCGGAGGTGGAGGAGGTGGGCCGAAGACGGGTGCTTCCTCAGGTTCACACTGAGGTTCAAGAGCACAGGAGTCTACAGACAAGCCAGGGACAGGTCCCAAAAGTCGGCCTTGAGACTGTAGGGCCTGAAACCGAGACTCAATGGCAAGGAGGTCTATAGCCTCGGGTAGAAACCACCAAGGCTTATCAGCCTTCAACTTACTAAAGAGTGAGGGAAATAAAGGAGCAATAAGGCTCCCAGATTTGGATTGAGAGAATTCGTCAGCAAATCGCATAAGAGACCTGCTAATACGATAACACTCAACCATCTTGACCGTTCCGGCAAAGGGGTCACAAGTCCGGTCGGCCAAAGGGTCGTCCAACAGCACGTAGGGCGTGGCAGCAGCAACAGCGACCACGCCACCAACGTGCTGGGCAAAGGCCGAACCCGGTACGATAGGAGTCTCCACGATAGCAGCAAGGTGGTGACGATGAACAAAGCGGTCGGTGACGTAACCAATGTCTCTTGTGTGTCCGCTGGAGCGACCGCCCAAGGGCAAATAAGCTGGGCGCTGAAGGGCTGCTAGTCCAGTGACACTATCTCGCTCCGAAGTATAAAACAAAAACACCCACGCTACTTGGACTGTAGCGCGAGTGTCTCGTGAAAGCATAAAGTGGACCCGCATGACATCTTGGAGCCCTACGACCACTGAAAGGCCGCAGGGAGACTCACTATTGACGTTCTTGATGCGGTTCAAGAAAACGCCAAACTTTCCGTCAGGTTCTTGGTCAGCGGGGTAAAAAACACGAGAGACTGGGCAGTCAGAACGACAACCCTGGAGGACCAGAGCCATAAACTCAGGTTCCCAGGGTGTTGGAGGGCCAACAACAATAAAGCTCTGACTGCCAAGCTCACCTTTGAGGAGATCTTTCTCAGAGTAGAACGCAGTCATCTGCTGACACATATTAACAAGATGGAGATAGTTGATGTCAGACAGAGCAAAAGGGGAAACGTTCAAAAGCAAAAAACGTGCGGCGTAATTATACGGCGCCTTAGCTGAAAGGTACCGAAGATCACGCTCGACATCCTGGGCATCCCCACCTAAGGCAGGGCGGACCAGGGTACATGAAATCATGAAGACGACAAACCATACCAACTTCACATGCATGCTACTACATGACGCTAACACACGCACCGGGTTGAAGACCCTGGCGATACTGCAGGATTGTTCTTGTAACGAGAGCCCAAGCAGGCCGGCACTCGAAACTACCCCAACGAGGAACGACAAGGCGGAGCTAAGCGGATTAGGCTTGCGGCTGCGAGTCGACCCCGGGACCAAAAGGTCCATGGGATCCCAAGAGTTAAAAGTGTTAAAAGCGAAATGGAGTGGCCCGTGAAGCCCACCAGAAGACGAGGCCCTGCTTCTGATGGAGAGTAGCTCGGGCGGTAGACGAAAGCGCCACCAGCTAAAGCTGGGTCCCATGGCTAGCCGTACCAGCGAGTATGGCTCTACTTTGCCTACCACCTTATGCCCGCGTCCTGCCTCCCAAGACACGTTGGCGCCCAGTCAACAACCACAAATTGTGAACTGTCAGGCGCTTACTAGGTTGCTTACGTACTACTTACCGTATACCAAAAGGTTAAACCTTCGCCCCTGGTCACGGATTCCAGGCATAAACAAAGGGTGGGTAGTAAGTATGTATGGGTTTGTGTAGTGCGCAG